AACGAAACAGAATAATAAATCTAGTGCCATTACGATTCAGATTATGGGTGTAGATGCAAAAGTAGCTCCTGAAGTAGAAACAGTGGATGTGGAGTTTGATGATGTCGAATCTTAATGTAAAGTTACATGATAAGCAACTCGAGATATTCAACGACAACCACAGATTTAAAGTGTGTGCTGCAGGGCGAAGATTTGGTAAGAGTAGGTTAGCAGCTTGGACTCTCATTATTGAGGCGTTAAAGAGTACAGAAAAAGATGTATTCTATGTAGCTCCTACGTTCCAACAAGCGAAAGACATCTTGTGGGGATTGTTAAAAGAAATTGGTCATGAGGTGATTAAGACAGCTCATGAGAACACAGCAGTGCTTACCCTGATAAACGGTAGGAAGATTTACTTGAAGGGGTCTGATAGACCTGATACCCTTCGTGGTGTAGGTTTAGCCTATGTAGTGATTGATGAGTATGCGGATATGAAGCCGCAAGTGTTTGAACAGATTTTACGACCTGCTTTGGCAGATGTTATGGGTGGTGCTTTGTTTATTGGTACCCCTAAAGGTAGGAATCATTTTTATGAGTTGTATCAGTATGCAGGAACGGGTAAAGACCCACAGTGGGTTAATTTTCATTACACTTCTTATGATAACCCTTTAATACCTGCTTCTGAGATAGACAATGCTAAACAGAGCATGTCTAGCTTTGCTTTTCGGCAAGAGTTTATGTCTAGCTTTGAAGCTGCCAGTAGAGATATTTTTAAAGAGGAGTGGATTAATGTTGACAGTGAAGAGCCTAATAGTGGTCGGTATTTTATTGCAGTCGATTTGGCAGGTTTTATTAACGTTGATGCAACTTCGGGTAGTAAAAATAAAAAGCTAGATGAGACAGCTATTGCTGTTGCTAAAGTAAATGAAGATGGATGGTGGGTAGCTGACATTATACATGGTAGATGGGACATTAAAGAAACCTGTTCTCAAATTATGCGGGCAGTGATGAAGTATGAGCCAACTGCTGTAGGTATTGAGAAGGGTGCATTGAAGAACGCAGCCCTCCCGTATTTAACTGATTTAATGCGAGCTAACAACCATTACTTTAGGATTGATGATGTAACACATGGAAATCAGAAGAAGACTGACCGAATAGTATGGTCACTTCAAGGTAGGTTTGAGCATGGTAAGGTAACACTAAATGAAGGAACTTGGAACAACGAGTTCATAGACCAATTAGTCAATTTCCCTAATGCTCAGTTGCACGATGACTTGATTGATGCACTGTCGTATATTGACCAAGTACAAGTAGTTGAGTATTTTCAAGACTACGAAGAAGAAGAATTTGAACCTATTGATAGTTATTCGGGCTACTAGTATGAAGACTTGTTTTAAATGTAAAGAAGAAAAAGAACTAACTAACTTCCATAAGCATAAGGGAATGAAAGACGGTCACCTTAACAAATGTGCTTCCTGTGTTGTAAAGGATGTAGGGTCTTGGAGGGCTGCTAATGAAGGTTGTCGAAAAAGAGAAACTGCTAGAGCTAAAGTGAGACGAGGATTTAAGCCCATAGGGCGGAAAGTAATTAGTAGTAGATATATGCTCAAACGAAGACTCCAAAAGGAACAATTGCCTAAGACGGAGCTAGATTTATTTATTATAGATGAGGGATTACTCTTATGTGGGTTACGGGAAGAAGCTACAGGAAAGAAGTGGCATCTTGACCACATAGTTCCCCTAAATCATAAAGCCGCTTGTGGACTACACGTAGCAGCAAACTTCCAAGTAGTTCCTAGTATATGGAATGTGACTAAGGGTAATAGAAATATGGATTTGTTTTTTAAAAGAGCTTATGCTGGTTATTAATAAGGGAATAAAATGGACAATAAATTAGTTAATTGGGTTACTGGGTATTTAGATGAATGGCGAGATAACCGCGATAATAACTATTTATCTGACTGGAAAGAGTATGAACGCCTTTGGCGAGGTGAGTGGGCTTCAGAAGACCGCCAGCGAGATAGTGAGCGTAGTCGCATTACTTCTCCTGCGCTACAACAAGCTATTGAGAACCACACTGCTGAGATAGAGTCTGCTGTATATGGACAAGGTGAGCATTTGTTTGACATTGAAGACAATATGCAAGATGAAGACCATAGTGATGTAGAATACATACAAAACTACATGAAAGAGAAGTTTAAGAAGAATAAAATTCGTAAAGCGGTAGGTGATGTTACTTTACTAGCCTCTATCTATGGCACTGGTATTGGTGAAGTGGTTGTTAAGAAGACTAAAACACTACGCCCAGCTACACAAGAGCAACCTGAGCAAGGCACTGTGGCAATTGGTACTGAAGAAGTAGAAGGTATTTCAGTTACACTTCTCCCTATTAGCCCTCAGAACTTCCTTATTGACCCTACAGCCACTACAGTGGAAGATGCACTAGGTGTTGCAGTGGAGCAGTTTGTATCATCTCATGTAATTGCACAACGTATGCAAGAAGGCATCTATAAAGATGTTAAAATTGATGGTAGCACTACGATGGAAGACGACTTGGAGGCTTCTTGGATTGATGAGGCGTTTAACCAAGATAAAGTACACCTAATTCGCTACTTCGGCTTAGTGCCTCAGAGCTTGTTAGACTCTGAAGGAGAAGAAGAGGTAGTTGACCTCCTAGATGAGGCTGTAAACTCTGATAATGAACTGACAAAAGAATTTGGTAACTTGGTAGAGGCTATCATTGTTATTGGTAATGGTGTTCTGCTTAAAGCAGAGGCTAACCCTTACATGATGAAAGACCGTCCTATCATCGCTTACCAAGATGACTCTGTACCTAACAGATTCTGGGGTCGTGGTGTAGCTGAGAAGGGCTACAACATGCAAAAAGCCATTGATGCACAGCTACGTAGCCACATGGACAGTTTAGCCCTTACAACCGTCCCTATGATGGCTATGGATGCTACTCGTTTACCTCGTGGTAGTAAGTTTGAAGTACGCCCAGGCAAATCAATCTTAACTAACGGTAATCCAGCAGAAATCTTAATGCCATTTAGCTTTGGTCAAACCTCTCCTCAGAATATTGAGACGGCAGGTAAGTTTGAAGCTATGCTACTACAGGCTACTGGTACAATTGATAGCGCGGGTATGCAGTCTAACCCAGCAGGTGCAGGTGAGATGTCAGTTACTCTTGCTTCTATTATTAAGAAAAACAAACGTACTCTAGTAAACTTCCAAGATTCTTTCCTAATTCCATTCATTGAGAAAGCTGCGTGGCGTTATATGCAGTTTGACCCAGAGAATATGCCTGTGAAAGATTATAACTTTATTCCTGTAAGTAGTCTAGGTATGTTGGCAAAAGAAGTGGAGCAGCTACAAGTGATTAACCTACTTAAAACACTAGGTCCTAATTCACCTATGACACCTATCCTAATGGAAGCTGTCATTACTAATAGCTCATTACCTAATAGACAAGCTATGATTAAACAGATTCAGCAAGCAATGACTCCTAATCCTGAGAAGGAACAAAAAGATGCTCAAATGGCAGAGGCGCATATGCAACTTGAAATGCAAACTGCTCAAGCACAGATTGCTGAAATCACAAGTAAAGCTCAGAAACAACAGGCGGAAGCACAGAAAACTCAGGTAGAGACACAACTACTTCCTGAAGAGGCTAAGACACGTCAGATTGCCGCCCTGTCTACTAATCTTTCCGCAGGTGATGCAGATGATAAAGAGTTTGCTCGTAGAGCTAAGGTAGCAGAGCTATCCTTAAAAGAGAAAGATATTAACTTAAAAGAACTAGACATTAGACAGAAGACAGAGATAGTTAAGATGCAAATGGCTGGGAAAGAAGCCGAAGATAAATCATTTAAAGACACTCTAAATGGATAAGCTATTAGCATTAGCCACTGAGGTAAAAGGGAGTTAATGGTAAAGATGGTGTAAGCATTGTGGATGGAGGTGTTGACTTTAACTAAATAGTAAGAGAATAATCTCTTGACAAATTATTAAAACTATGTTATACTATTTGTATAGTACCACACTTAGAGAAGGAAGTTAAGTTGGAAATTACTTTACAGAAATACTATGAAGATAGATTTGATATGATGGGTACTCCAGGGTGGCAAGATTTTATAGAGGATGTTCAGGCGTTATTTACTACTTATAATGGTATTAGCAGTATAGAAACATTTGAGGAGTTTCAGAAAAGAAAGGGTCAGGTAGATATTCTACAGTGGCTTCTTTCTTT